GGCTTTGGCCGCCAGCTTGGCCCGGCGCGCCTGGACGTGCGGCAGGGCGGCGTGCTCAGCCCGCGTGAGCCTGACCCACGCGGTGTTTGTCTTGTACAGCTCCAGCGCCGGCGGTGCCGATGCCGGTGCCGGTGCCGGTGCCGGTGCCGGTGCTGGCGGTGTCGCGCCGGAGCGTGGCCGCCCGACAGCGATGCGGGCCTTGACGGCCGCGTAGTGAGCGATCCAGTCGGTCATGACGTGGACGCCTCCCGCAGCGCCTGGACGACATCGCGGGCCGTGGCCGCGTACACCAGCGTCCCCGTGAGCGTCACGCCGCGCCAGGCGCGCGGGCCTGTCGTCAGCGGCGTGACCCGCGCATAGTAGCCAATGACGCGATTGTAGTGCCTCGCGGTGCGCGGTTCGTCAGCCGCGCGGAGCGTCAAAGTGTGGATCTGGGTCATACGTCCAATTCCCCCTGCGCTGCGGCGTGACCCGACACGCGGCGGTAAAACGCCGCCACGCGACCCAAGTCGTCGTGCTTGAACACGCTGCCGGTGTCGGTGCTGTTGGCCAAATCGGCAGGGTAGATGCGCAGATAGCGGCCAATCTGGTCGCTCTCATAGCCGTGACGCGCGCGCAGATCGTCGCGGATCGTGTTGATGATGTCGGTGCTGTTCATAATGTCGATCATGTCTTTTCCCCGTGTTGACGCGCCCATCTGGCGCGCTATGAGACGGCCCGTGGGCCGTCCTTAGCGCGTCACGGTGCGCAGCTGTCGATGAAGTCCCACATGCCGCGCCGTTCCTGCATGTAATAGATCCGATCCATGCGGCGCAGCTCGGCGTACCGCTTGCGCGTGATCTTGCGCGCGTCTAACAGCTCGCGCAGTTGACGCTTGCGCGCGGCAATATCAAATTTTGATGTGCGCATGTCGTTCTCCCGTATTGCGTCGCCCTCTGGCGCGCTATGAGACGGCCCGTGGGCCGTCCTTAGCGCGTCAGGCGGTCGGCCATTCCTGCGCTGGCGCGCTCGCCCATGAATAGTGAATTTCCGCGCGATGGTCGCGAATCGGCATGATCACGCCAAACGCTTGGAAACCGGTATCCCATGCGAAGTCGACGATGGCCGGGCTGTCGCCGTTATAGCGAACAAGCGGCGAGCCTTTGCCCGACTTGTCAATTTTGGTACCGGTCAGCTCCTGCCTGGCCTTAGCGAAGTCGGCCAGATATTGCGGATTGTACTGCGCGGGCTTGCCATCCAGATCCTTCGGCACAATGCGCCGGTAGTCAGGAAACGTCCCATCGATGCGTGAGCCGCCGAACGACTCGCCAGCGTGCTCGAACGTCAGCTTGCCATCGTCGGCAATCGTCAGCGTCGTTTCGTCCAGCGTCTTGTGCTTCACCTTCAGTTTGGCGACCAGATCGCGTGGCACGATGACGCTTGCGTGCGCCGCTGTCGCGGCGTGCTCGCCGTACGGCTGGCGCAGCACGATCATGCGGTGCCCGTCGGTGGCTGCCATAATCACGCCGTCAGGCGTAAATTCAAGATTGACGCCGTTCAGATAGTAGCGCGTCTCTTCGCTTGAGACGGCGACCAGGACGGCGCGCAGGGCGCGGATCGAGAGTGTGACTTTAAGCATGGTGTGGTTCTCCCCTATCGAGCGAAGGCGCTCGCATATGCCGGCGCTTGGCTGCGCCGGCATAGACTTGCGTCTCATTTAGAGCGCGACGCGCAGGATCGGCTGCGCTGTCAGGCAGTCGGCGCGCCAGTCAGCGCCGGCGTAATAGCTCGCCTCGACCGGCGTCCCGTACGTGCTCGCCGCGACCATGTGCGCGACTTCCGCCTGCGCCGCCGCCAGGTCGTCGGCCCAGCCAGTCATCACCTTGCGCAGGCAGCCTTTCGGCCCGCGCAGCTCGCCACGGCGAGCGCGTACTGGGAAGAGAAATTCGAGGTTGTAGAGAATGTTCGACATGTGTTTGGCTCCCGTTTTGACTTTTCCAATGTAAGGCCGGACCGCAGTGCTGTAAAGCGGTTTCTTGCGATCCGGCGATCTTTTTTATGGGTTCAGCGCGATCGCCAGGCAGATGGCGGCGGCGACGACGATCAGCGCCACAGCGGCGTCGAGGATTGTTGAGATGATGTTTGTCATGCGTGTTGCTCCTGTTTGCGTGTCATGTGTGGTGGGCGGCGCTTGCGCGCCGCTCGGTTGGGCTAGAAATTGTATGGCGTAACGCCGCGAAACTTGCAGATCTCTTTTGCGATCTTCTTGCTAGTGGCGGGCACAATTTCCGCGTTCTGGTATTCTGCGCCGTTGCAAGGCTGAGCAACAATCCGAAGGATAAATTTGTAGGTCGCGTTCGGAACTGGGTTTTTTTGAATGTAAGCGATCATGTCCGTATCTCCCGTTTGCCTATGACCAGAACATAGCGCGCCGCTGCCATGTTGTCAAGCAATGTTTTGCAGATGGCTCAAAAAGAATTTTTCTGCCCGTTGTGGGTAAAGTTTGGGTGCCCAAAAGGCAAGTTTGTGAGGGTGCGATTGCCTATGGCTATGTGGCTGTAAACGCCGGGGAAAAGGGGGTTTTGGGCATTATGGGTCATGATTTAGATAAAAACAAAAAACTTATATAAACCTATAATGGGCGCTACTGCCCACGTACGGCGCGTTCTGGCGGCGACTTTTGGCGCACTGCCTAAAGTGCCTAAATGACCAATGACCCATGCGCCGCGCATTTTGGCCCGGCCCGGCGCATCAAATCATTGGCAATTTGGGCAATCTGTTTCGGCATTGCCCAAACTGCCCAAACTGCCAATGCCGACCACCTGCCCGGCCAATTGCCCAAACTGCCAATGGCTGACCGATTGCCCAAACTGCCAATGGCTGACCGATTGCCCAAACTGCCAATGGCTGCGCGCACCTGGCTGGCTGGCTGGCTGGCTGGCTGGCTGGCTGGCTGCGCGCACCTGGCTGGTTGGCTGGCTGGTTGGCTGATGTGTTGGCGGTCTGGGCATTGCCCATGGCTGTCGGCAGGGCGCGGGCGGCTGAGGGCTGGCAGCAATCGGCCTCGGAGCCAGGGCGGGGGGGCGGGGGGATAGGGCCTGCCGCCAAAGGTCACCGGTCACGAAGGGTTTGCACAAACTTTTTTTTTATTTTAAAAAACAGCTATGAGCTGGCATTCCATTCCCCACGAACCACGCAAACTCACCGCGACTGAGGCGCGTCTCGACGCGATCTATGCGGCTGCACGTAAAGGTTTAAAAGGTGATACACTGGCGCTGGCGTCTGGCTTGCTCCCATCCGAGTACCGCCAATTATGCCAATTTGACCCATTGGCCGAACTGGCCGAACTAAAGGGCCGCGCGGACGGCGAGATGGAAATCTCGTCGGTCTTGCACGACGCAGCCGCAGGCGGCGACGCCAAGGCGGCGCTGGAGATCCTGAAGCACGTCCACGGTTGGGTGGCGAAGCAGCAGATCAGCGTGGACGTGGAGCAGCGCATCAGCATCACAGGCGCGCTTGAGATGGCCGAACGGCGCGTAATTGATGGTACGTTCCTAGAAATCAGAAACGCGGAGACAATAGATGGCGGACCCGAATGCACGTTCATTGAGGCAGGGGAACGCTTTTGCAGCGGAACCGGCGAACCCTTACGTGACATCTCTGTTGGAACGAGCGCAGACGATGTACCCGTTCATTCAGCAATATAACCCGTTGGTGTCCGTAGGCGCGGGTGAAGGATACGCGGAGACGTGGCCGCAGGGTGAACCCGGCGCACCTGACGTGCCGCGCCCTAAAGAATTCCCTATGAGCCGCGCAGGCGTGCAAGTATTCCGTCCGAACGACTTTGGCCCACATGATCTGGCAGCGGAGTTTCTGCACATTGATCCTTTTGCCAACGAAACGCGCGCCAAGCTCCATGCGTCTATGACACCAGCGCAGATTGAGACTTTGAAGCGCACGGCGGGCGATTACGAAGTTACGCTTAAAGGCGGGGCATCTGAAGATAGAGCCATTCAGAATTCCGTTGATAGCGCGCTGCGTGGGTACACGGTCGGACAATGGCCTGAAGAAGCCAACGCAAGCATGGGGTACAACTCCGACCAGTTGGGAATGCTGGATGCGCTCAAGAACTACATGCGAACTGGCAAACGTTGATGCAAACGACCGTCTATACAGCGGACGAAGAGATGCTCTTGATGAGCCGTCTTTGGTCCAAGCAGATCAAGAACGACCCGCTGGCGTTCGTGTTGCTGACGTTCCCGTGGGGCGCGAAGGGGACGCCGCTTGAGCATTTCACCGGCCCGCGCAAGTGGCAGCGCGAGGTGCTGCGCGAGCTAGGCGAGGCGATCAAGACCAACGACGGCAAGATCGACTACGACACGTTCAGGATGGCGACCTCGTCGGGGCGCGGCATCGGCAAGTCGGCGCTGGTGAGCTGGCTGGTCATCTGGATGCTGAGCACCCGCATCGGTGGGTCGGTAATCGTGTCGGCCAACTCGGAGGCGCAGCTCCGGTCGGTCACCTGGGCGGAGATTACCAAGTGGCTCAGCATGTCCTTGAACAGCCACTGGTTCGAGGTCAGCGCCACGCGGCTGATGCCGGCCAAGTGGCTGACTGAGCTGGTCGAGCGCGACCTCAAGATGGGTACGCGCTACTGGGGCGTCGAGGGGCGGCTGTGGTCGGCGGAGAACCCCGACTCGTACGCGGGGGTGCACAACATGGCGGGCGTCATGCTGGTGTTCGACGAGGCGTCGGGCATCGACGACGCCATCTGGTCGGTAGCGGCGGGGTTCTTTACGGAAAACACGCCCAACCGCTTCTGGCTGGCGTTCTCCAACCCGCGCCGCAACAGCGGGTACTTCTACGAGTGCTTCAACTCCAAACGGGACTTCTGGCGCAACAAGATCGTAGACGCCCGGTCGGTCGAGGGGACCGACAAGCAGGTCTACCAGCAGATCATTGACGAGTACGGCGCGGACAGCAGCCAGGCGCACGTCGAGGTGTACGGTCAGTTTCCGAACGCATCGGACGACCAGTTCATTGGATCGGTGACGGTGGACGAGGCGATGAAGCGCGAGCGGTGGAAAGACCAGTCGGCACCCATCGTGATCGGCGTGGACCCGGCGCGGTTTGGGTCCGACTCAACGGTTATCGCCGTGCGGCAGGGACGCGACATCGTCGCAATCAAGCGGCACAAGGGTGACGACACCATGGAGACCGTGGGACGGGTCATTGAGGCCATCGAGGAGTACAAGCCCATCATGGTCGTCGTGGATGAGGGCGGGCTGGGCGCGGGCGTCGTAGACCGGCTGAAGGAACAGCGGTATAAGATCAGGGGCGTGAATTTCGGGTCCAAGTCAAAGAACCCGCTCATGTGGGGAAACAAGCGTGCGGAAATGTGGGGAGAGATGCGCGAATGGCTGAAGACGGCGAGCATCCCAAGCGACCGCTACTTGAAAAGCGATCTGATTGGACCCCTTATG